GCCAATAATGATCTTGTTGCATTTTCAAGAGGTCTGCCACCAAGATATAGAGATGCTGAAGCACTTATGAATGATGTGCGTAAAGGCATGGGTTTAAGAGAAGAGAAATCTTTTAGACAAGATGTAAAATTAAAGAAAGCTTCGAATCTTCGTGAGAAGTTTGTAGCTGGTAAATTGTTTAATGTGAAAGACAAGGTGAAATCTAATGATGGCCATGAGGGTATTATAGATACACTAGGAGCTAATCATGTTAAAGTGAAGTTGAACGGAGATGGAAACTTTAAAACGTTTTGGCTCCAAGATATATGTTTAAATAATTAGGAGATAAATTATGTCAAATATGGCAGGTGTAACAAAAGATATGTACCCCGAGGGAACTGTAGCAACAACTGAAGGTTTTCTAGGTCCAAATGGTGAAGTCTTATTGGGTGTTGAATTCACTCAAGAAGAAGTAGATAACTTCAACGGTACAAGCTCGGACTTACCAGAGACTGGCGATACGATTACCAGTAACGCGAGTCCAACACCTAAGGTAACAGCAAAATCCACGAAAGAAGAAATGGAGAATGCTGGCCGTGAGTTAGGTATTGAATTAGATAGACGTAAGTCTAAAAAAACATTATGGAGCCAATTAAAAAAGGCAATGAAGTAAAAACTTCATAAATATACATTATGGAATTGACTAAAAACAACTTTGAGTTGTATGCTGCAAAGCATTATCAAAAAGATAAGTGGAGCACCGACGACGATTTTAAAGAAGATATGTCTCGGTTTAAATATATTAATAGATTAGTCAATAGATATTATCGTGATGATGATTTGAAAGAACGATTAATATTAAACCATATTATTATATTAGGTAATGTGTTAGGGCCATCAATATGTGCTGAGATTTTAATGTCAAAGACACATCAAACCCTACAAAGTATTGTAAAAACCTTCTTGGTATATTTAAATTATTTACCAGAAGATGATTATGTTGAAGTTCCATTAGACTCAACGATTATAAATGTATTAAGGAAGTTATGAGCGAATATTTAAAGGAAGGTGCAGTAGACTTATTTATGACGTATAAGTTTATTCGCTTGCTCACAACTAAGTGGAATAAAACAGAAGCATTTAAAACAGGTGTCATTGACAAAAATGGAAAACTCTTAGTTAAAGGTAAAGATCAAACAGAGAAACAAAAGAAATCTTATCAACTATTTGATAAAATGGTTTTTAATCTAAAAAGAATCTTAGAGAAAGTACCGTTCGGGAAATCTCAGATAGCTTCTTATGCGGCCGCTTTATTTCTTTTAAAAGAAGAAACTGGCATGGCAGAAGAAGATTTAATCAAAGTCTTAGAAGACTTAGGTCACGATACTTCAATTGATTTGAATGAAGAGTTCAAAGAAATTCACATGGGTGAGTATATACTAAATCATGATTTAATGGAAAGCAAGAAAGGGACAATTGTGAATTTAAATAATATAGAACCAGTTGGGCAATTTGCTGGCGTTCCTATATATAAAACACAAGAAAATATTTATTTATCAGTAAACAATATATTATAAGTATGTACTTTCACACAATGTGTGATATAATATATTAATTTAATTGGAGTGGCATGACGTCTATTAACGTAACCAAGCGCAGTGGTGAAACTGAGCAATTTAACATTGATAAGATTCACCGAGTACTTGAATGGGCATGTCAAGACTTAGTTGGTGTATCAGTCTCTGAAATAGAGATGAGAGCTAACGTTCAATTATATGATAAGATGCGTTCGACATCTATCCACGATCTACTCATTAAATCAACTGCTGAGCTTATTACTGAAGCTACACCTAATTATCAGACGGTAGCAGCAAGATTAATTAACTACAAATTAAAGAAAGTCGTATATGGCGACAAAGATCCATGGTCATTGAAAGATATTATTAATCATAATATCGAAGCAGGTGTATATGACCCTGACATATTGAATATGTATTCTGAATCTGAAATAGATTATATTAACAATAATATATTAGAGCATTCAAGAGATGATGACTTCACATATGCTGGTATGGAGCAGATGAGGTCTAAGTATCTTGTACAGAATAGAAGTGATGGTACAATATATGAAACACCTCAAGTGCTTTATATTATGATTGCTATGACATTATTCGGTAAGTATAATGGTAGACGTATGAAGTTTGTAAGAGATTTCTATAATGCCATATCACAATTCTATATCTCATTACCTACACCTATTATGGCTGGTGTGAGAACTCCAACAAGACAATTTAGTTCTTGTGTAGTGCTTGAGTCGAACGATTCATTAGACTCGATCAATGCAACATCAACATCAATCGTTAAATATATTAGTAAGAAAGCTGGCTTAGGTATTAATGCTGGTAAGATCAGAGCAGTAGGTTCTCATATTGGTGATGGTTCGGTTGTACATACTGGTCTTATACCATTCCTCAAGTTATTCCAAGCAAGTGTAAAGTCTTGTTCGCAAGGTGGTGTAAGAGGTGGAGCTGCAACAGTTTATCTACCAGTGTGGCATTACGAGTTCGAAGATTTAGTTGTCTTAAAGAATAATCGTGGTACGGATGAGACACGTGTACGTAACATGGATTATGCATTCCAATTCAATAAGCTGATGTATGAGAGATTATTAACTGGTGGGAATATTACTTTCTTCTCGCCTGATGATGTACCTGGATTGTATGATGCATTCTTTGAGGATCAAGAATTATTCCAAGAGTTATATGAGAAGTATGAAAGGTCTCGTAAGATTCGTAAGAAGTCTTTGCCAGCTCTCGAAGTATTTAGTCAATTCCTTACAGAGCGTAAAGAAACTGGTCGTATATACCTACAAAATGTAGATCACGCAAATACACATGGTGCATTCATCGAGAAGCAGGCCCCGATACACCAGTCGAATTTGTGTTGTGAAATTGATTTACAAAGTCATGGTTTAGAATCATACGATGATGCAAACAAAGGTGAAATTAGTTTATGTACTCTATCTGCAATTAACTGGGGATTAATTAATGATCCGAAAGATTTTGAGAAGTATTGCGAATTAGCTATACGTTCTCTTGATGCTTTACTTGATTATCAGAATTATCCTATTGTTGCAGCTCAAAGGTCAACAATGAATAGACGACCATTGGGTGTAGGTATTATTAACTTTGCATATTTCTTAGCAAAGAGAGGTTTAAAGTATGACGATGATGCTCTTCAAACCGTTGATGAGTACGCAGAGGCATGGTCATATTATCTGATCAAAGCAAGTGCTGATCTCGCAAAAGAGAAAGGAACGTGTTATAAAGTGCTAGAGAGCAAGTACGGACACGGTATTTTGCCGATAGACACATATAAACCCGAGGTAAATGAATTGGTTAAGCACAAAGAAAGGATGCCTTGGCAATCATTAAGAAACCAGTTAAAGAAAACAGGTATACGTAATAGTACAATGATGGCTATTATGCCTGCTGAAACATCTGCACAGATCGGTAATGCAACAAATGGTGTAGAACCACCGCGTGCACTTGTATCATACAAGCAATCAAAAGATGGAGTCATGGCACAGGTTGTACCACAGATACATAACCTTAAAAACAAATATGATTTGCTATGGGACCAAAAAGGACCAGAAGGTTATTTAAAAATTATGGCTATACTTCAGAAGTATGTTGACCAAGGCATATCAGTAAATACAAGTTATAATCCAGCACAATATGAAGATAATAAAGTCCCTATGTCAGAGATGATGAAGGATCTTGTTACATTCTATAAGTATGGAGGTAAGCAACTATATTACTTTAATACAAATGATATGGCAACTGAAGATGAATCAACTTTAGATAAGTCACGTGAAGATTTTAATACACAGGAAGAATATGATGATTATTGTGAAAGCTGTGTTTTATAGTAAAATATTCTATAAAAACATCATCTGGTAAAAAAATATTCTTTTTTTCGAAAATAAGCTGATTTACTGTGTACTTTTGTTATAAATTATGTTATAATAGTTTAGTTATCAAGATTGAGTTAGGTATAAATAATTATGGATTTATTAAACTACATACAATTAGGGGTAATTCTTACCCTCGGGGCCATAGGATATATAAGTATGGCTATCTTCCCAATTTTCCTTGAACTGAATGATGAGCTAAATGAAAAGTTTAAGGACGAGAACCCTTCGAGATAAGGCTAAACTACTTTTTAAAAAACGACATAGGAGAATATATGTTAGATAAAATCACAAGCGGCGTTTCAGCTGCAACAGCGGTGGCAATGTCACTGATCGGTTTGGCAATCATGTTGCAAATCGTATTTGGTGGATCAGTACCATTCTTAGGCGGTGACGTCATTGGTACAATTATTGGCATCGTAGCACAGCTAGGAGATGCTGGTCTGGTAGGTCTAATTTCTGCAGCGATTTTGTGGAAGTTACTATCACATGATGATGCATAACATTCATTCAATAATGAAGTGAGTATAACGACGTAAAGGTAAAAGTAGGAGCACTTAACACGTGGGTTCAATTCCCACCTCCTCCACCTAATAATATTAAAATAGTATTATTAAATGGGGGAGATTCGGCATCGATTAGGTAGCAGAGCCGCTTGAGACTCGTCAGTCAACGAAGACTTTAAAATGAAAATTTAATCGGCAATCAGTCAGATTATTTACTAGCCGCATAGGTTAGTTGAGGTTTTCTCCGGAGTTCCTTATCACCCAATACTCCGGTCTTTCTTTTTATACATACCCCTATGATAAGCATAACTAATCAAGCAATTGAAAAATTACAGGTTCTTCTAAAAGATGAAACCTCAATGACACCTCGTGCATTACGTGTATTAGTAAAAACTACAGGTTGTTCGGGTTTGGCATATAATTTAGAGTATGCATATTATGCAAATGGCGAAGATCACATACAACAGTTTGATGGCTTTCGTGTTTTTGTAGATCCAAAGTCATATGTGTATGTCGAAGGGTGCGAGATAGACTATAAGTACGAAGGTCTTAATGAAGGATTTGAATTCTATAATCCTAAAGAAAAGGCAAGATGCGGATGTGGTGAATCCTTTACCATATAACATGTACTTTACACTATATTATGATATAATATATACATGAGTTTAATGAAATTACCGTTGGGTGACGGTACAGCTAAAGTCACTACCTTCGAAAATTACCAAAAATATAAGTTTACCAAGGAATATTGGATGGAAGACATTCCATTAGAAATATTTCCTGATTGTAAACGTGATATAATTATAACTGAGGATGAAGAATGAATATATTTTATTTAGATGAAGATGCGAAAACCAGTGCAGAAATGCACCTTGACAAACACTGTAGTAAGATGCTTGTGGAATATGCACAGCTGATGTCTACAGCCCATCGAGTATTAGATGGTACAGAGTATTATGACAAAAATAAAATAGGTTCTAAGATCAAACGCTGGCGTCATGAGGAAAATAGTTTGTATAAAGCATCACATGTTAATCATCCGAGCAATGTGTGGCTT